ATAGCGCTTGCAGGTTCCATACTATTCTCTCCTTAGTTACAGGGTAACACCGTTAACCCGAGTCCAATAACCAGTAGCACCGTTACCATGCCATACGAATATTTTACCGAAGTCAGGGGCTGCATATTGATCCCCAATAACAGCAGTAAAGATATTGTAAACACCGTCAACAGCAGTGCTAACGTCAATATAACCAGTCTCAGAGCCAGCAGGTACGTTACCACCACTAGGAGCAGAAGTAGACTTGAGTGCAGTACCAAACCAATAACGGCCCGGTGGTACAAGGTTACGTTGTGCTTCTGTACCCGTCTGAATAATACCAATAAGCCCACCAGTAATACCGCTAATGGTTACAAGTGCAGCACTAGCAGCTTGGTTAGGGTTGAGGTTAGGCCAGTTAGCAAACACAGAACCGTTATAGTTAATACCAGTCTTACCAGTTGGGAAACCTACAGCAGCAGCACCAACAGAACGCCAAGTAACAGTGCTACCGCTAATAGTCCAAATGTAAGTGTTAACAGGGTTGGTAAAAGTAGTTACAATTGCAGTTTGGTTAGTTGCATTGAGTCTTACAATTTCCACTTGTCCCGGTTGACTAGCAAAAGGAGCACCAGTGAAAGCCCCAGCAGGGAACCAGTATTGACCAACAGGCAAAGCGTTAATACCCGCTTGTGTTGCAAACAGTGCAGCACCTTCTACAAAGTCACCCTCTACATACTGACCAAAGCGGCTAAGTTGTGCAGCTTCGTTAGGGTTGGACAAAGGCCAAGCTGTAATGTTTACATAACCAGTTCCGGGGTCATATTGAACTGTTGGAATAGGGTAGCCAGCAGTAGAAGCCGGAACACTGCCCCAAGTACCGTCACCTTTCAATACAGTGGTGCTAGAAGCAGTACCAGTACCCAAACGAGCAGTACCAAACACACCAGAAGTAATGTCAGCAGCAGCAAGCGTAACAACACCAGTCTTACCAGCAACAGAACGAACAGGAGCGTCAGAGGCAGTTACAAAGCCAGCACCGTTAGTAAGTTGGTTAGTGTTGGTTGGAATTACAGTGTTACCGGGCATAGCTTGGTTAGCAGCAGTACCAACAATAGGAGCAAAGGTAGTTGGTTTCCCTGTTACCTCAGTCCAAGTAGGAACATAGCTAGCGTCTTTAGCGCCTACGTCAGCAGCGTCTAGAACAACAACACCCACTTGACCGTTTACGCTCTCAACGTCTCCACCACCACCCCCACCGCCTACAACAACAGCCCATTCAGCGTTCTGACGTGCATACTGTTGCCCGTCTACAGGTGCTTCCTCAAGAATGACACTAGCGGCTAGGTTGTCGGCAATAGACTGTGCTCTGTCGGCTTGGTCACTAGACTCCTGTGCAAAGCCATTAGCGTTAATTGCTTCTTGTATTGCAGTGTTAGCATTAGTTTCAGCTTGAGCTTGTGCAATTTCTGCATTAGCCTCAGCCAGTTGTGCAGCAGCTACACTTTCTTGAACATTGTCAGCACCAGCAGTAATGGTTGCTACGTCAGTTTCAAGGGTGTTAGTTGCTGTAGTAATACGCACAATAAGCGCGTCAAAGTCAGCATTAGTTGCCATTAAGTTAATTCCTCTATTACTATTGGTGTGAGTTGGTGAAGCTCTCTAATTACAGCTTCAAACATGTCTACAAGTTCAGGGAATGGAACAGGTTCACCCAATGGGCTACCTTCTGGCCCCGGTTGGTCTGTAGTTGTGTATAAGCAGTCAAACTGAAAGTGTTTAGGTGCTCTACCGGCTTTGGTGTAGTCCTTAGAAGCAATAATTACATACCAGCCTTCTTGTTGCCCTACTTGACTGTTACCACTCACCCAAGCATAAGTTTTAACTTGTGTTGCTTGTGGGGGTAAGTCACCGTATGCAGGAAGGTCACGAAGGTATAAGGTTCTGTAATTCTTGTAACTAGTGCCATAGTCAGCAAGGCTAAACATTGTTCCTTGTTTGAATGGTTGAATGTTACCCTTTACAAAGAATGGTTCTGTGGTGAAGGTTTGAAAGTCACCGTCAACATAGTAGCCATAGGTTGTAACAAAGGGAACCCAGTTTCTATAGAATGCTGCAATGCTCATAGTAGCGTACTACCTCCCAAGCGTTTATATTGTGTTGAGTTCTGGTTAATACGAATAGTAGGAATTAAACTACCACCCGTTAGCATGTTGTAGCAGCTAGCCACGGCATCGACGATATCGTCATGTTGTCCGCTACAGTTATTACCGTCGAACGCTTCCATTTCTGCATAGTGTTCTTTAGTAAACACACCGGGAGCTACAAACACTTTCCCTTCTTGTAAAGCAATTAGAAAGTTCTCGGCTCGTGCCAACTTGCCCTTTCTTGTACTGTCTAGCACCACCTTATGACCTAATGCAGTCAAGCGGGCTTTCTTCTGGTCTGCTACCACCCTACCAGACGCACCAGCGTCAACAGGAATGGTTACATAGGTTTCTCTACCGTCTTCTTTAGCAGTGTTCTCAATTAGAGCCTGTACCATTGCTGGCCCGTCTCTGAGGCTTACCATATTCAGAATGTAGAAGTATCCAGCGTTCTTGTCATAAGTGGCCTTAATACCCCGAGTCCAGTCAGGATCTTTGTTCCCTGCATGGGGTTTTGTACTAGCTAGGTCATAACTGCGAACAGTGGGCAAACCTAGTGGTATTTCTCTCAAGCTCACTTCTTTGAATTCGTCACGGTCAATATATCCGTCACCCTCAGTTTTAATAAACCAGTTGCCGAGCAGGTAGCGAGCGCGGTCTACAGTTTTCAAGTTCTCAAGTTTATGAACGTACTGTGGGAGGTGCTTACGAACATAGGGGTTATCGTAGACATTTGCCGAGTAATAAACGAACTTGAGGTGCATTGCGGCTTGTTCCTTACCTACCTCAGCTACCATGTCTTCAAACGTTTTCCACCACCTAAATTCCCCAGCAACTTGCAACATATACGTGGTTACACCGTCCCTCTCTTTAATTGCATAACCGTCTTCACCTACATAGCCAGCATTAACAAGCCAAGTGCAAAGGAAGCTGGTATTCAGAGGGTTACAAGTAAGGCGTAGTTGGTGTTTCTGTTTACTCTTGGAACGTAACCTTGACGTCAAAAACCAGACGTCTTCTTCTTGACACTGTTGGCTTTCGTCTACCAGACATTCAGTCATTTGTGACCCATGCCAGTCGTCTTGGTTATTGAACAAGTGGTGACACTTAACCTCAGCACCAGACGGGAAAGCCCAACTACTTTCAATTTTGTTTGACGTAATGTTGTATGGTGCAAACAAGCGTATGCCTGTACTCCACAAACTACCCGCCATTTTCATTTGCTTTTGACTAGCCCGAGCTACACCAGCAACATAGTTCTTATCCCACATACCAGCGAGCATAAGACGAATTAAACTTAACTGTGTCTTACCTGCCGAAGCAGCCCCACCCCACACTACAATGTCATGCACGTTATCATTGAGGTAGGTTTCTTGTTTAATTGACAGCGGACATAGAATTTCAATTTCTTCTAGGTCTTCTTGTGTTAGGTGAAACGTGTAATTAAACTCTCTTTTTGCCTTAGCCATTAGTTAGCCTCAAATTGTAGAAACAAAAAAGGGGAAAGGAGCGGTTTAGACTCCCCTCCCCTATAGGACTAGTTACGCACCAACAGTAAGGGCAACAGTTGCACCGAATTGTTCGTTAATAACCAGAGTGCTTTGCTCAGACTCTACTTCAACGTAACGGTCTTTCGGGTCACGGTAGGTAGAAGCGAAACGACGCGAACCAACACCACCCAAACCAGACAGGGTAGAAGCTGGGCCGTAGAACGAAACACCCAGTTCAGTACGTGGAACCAGAACGCCAGCACCGTCAGCCAGAACTTCAACAACAGCACCAGTCTTAGTGGTGAAGGTGTCGTCATACAGAACTACGTCAACGTTGCCGAAACGGAACATGGTGTAACCGTTAGCTACAGAACCAAGCTCGTTACGCAGTGGGTTGCCCGAAGCCTGAGAGAACTGGTAGGCAGTGGCAACGTCTGGGCTTGCAATAATTTCAGCAAACATTTCAGCAGAAGCAAACAGAATGTAACCCTGAATACGACCGCCATTCATGAGGCCAGCACGGCTTTGAGCTTGAGCAGCACGCAGGTCAGCCAGAACAGTAGCAGAGCTAATAGTACCGGTAGGACGTGCAACACCGAACTCAGTAGCCATGTTAATGGTGCCGTAGTTGGTAGTAACAACAACACCGTTCAAGGTCATTTGAGCTTTCAGGTATTCTTCATGTACGTCATGACGCATTGCTTGACGTTCAAGTTCTTGTGCAACAGCTTGAGCAACAATTGCTTCACCTTCGCTACCGAATGCACGAACTCCAGCCAGTTTTTCACGGCCAAGAGTTTTAACAATTGGGTAGTGCGGAATAGCCAGAGTGTGAATGTCAAAAGGGCTGTCTTCGGTGCTGTTCTTCTGTGCTACGTTGCGCAGGTGGTCGTCCAGAATAGCCAAGCTATTTTCACGAACGTCAAAGCTAACAGCGTCAGTACGAACAGTTTCACCACGGTACAGACCAAGGGAACCAATAAGGCCGGGTTGAAACGGAATACGTTCAATGGCGGAAGTTTGGTCTACAACTTGGGTGTTATTCAGAATAGGCATTATTTATTTTTCCTTAGTATTAATTTAAATTACTTGTTAACTACAACAATGCCAGCGTCAGCAAAGGCAGCGTCATGAGTTGCAGCTACATAGCCAACAAGGGCTTGAGCGTTTACAGTGGTAGGGTTGCCGCGAGTCATGAGACGTACACGAGTACCAATTGCCCACTGACCAGAGCCGTTAACAGCAGAAGGGAACACAGCAGTACCAACAATAGCGAAACCGCCGTTGTAAGCAACAACTTGACCAGACACAGCAGCAACAGCCAAAGCAACTTCGTCAAACGGTACGTTATAGTCACCATTCATTTGTACAATGAAGTCTTCTTGAGCACCAACAGTAGCGATAATAGGCATTATTTATTTCCTTTGTATTTTTCAGAGAGGTAAGAGTCAACAAGGTTTTCGCCTTCGTCGGCGGTGTTGTCTTGTTGGTCTTGTTTCGTTTCAGGGTTAGTTTCTTTCTTGAACCAGTCACCACCACTAATGGTTTCGATCTGGCGTTCTTTCGTTTCCAGCAGTTCAAAGACTGTGTTAAAACCTTCTTGGCCTTGCAGTTTCATAAAGACTGGGGCAAGTTCGTTAACTAGTTCTTCGTCGTACACAATGCCCTTGAGGCGTTGTTTAATTTGCTCCTCAAGAGCACCTTTGTTTTCGTCTGCTTTCTTGTTAGCACTCCCCAAGAGGCGTTCTAACAGACTCGGTTTTTCACTCATTTAAATATACCTGTTTGCGAATTGTGAACACTCACCACCAAAAGCCTTGTCAAAGTCATTCCAGTTCTTACGGTCACTACGGAGAATGACGGGAACCTTTGCACCAGTGCGGCGACCTTGCAAACTAACAAGACGTGCAGTCAGTGCTTCGACTAGAGGGCCAGTTTCACTAGCGTCTCCAATTTGCCAACGCTGTGGGCTTAGAGCAATGTTATTAATAATACTTTCCAGTGCCATTATTGAACCGTCAATAACGCTGTTACCTGCAAGCTCATAAAAGTAAACATAAATGGAGTCTTCCAAATACGGTTCGTCTTCTATGAAGTCACCAGTGTTCAAACGCATTTGGTCAACAAAGTTACTGGGGTCAAGGTTTGTACTAGCCATTGTTAACCCCCTTTGCAGGTAGCAACTCGGTATAGTCAGCTTTAGGGGCGTCTCCAGCTTCACGAATGAACGTCTCAAGCCCTTTGTCAGCAGTAACAGCGCCAGCGGTAACAAGACGGCTCCAGCCTTCTGTGAACTCTGTCCAGTCAAGCGGTTGCACTGGTTCAAATTCAAGACTAGGCACACGGTCAAGTGGCAAACCATTAAGTTCATAGGCAATACGAACAGCCTTCTTAAACTCTTGACTAATTACCCGTTGAATGTTTTCAATAAACAGCGTCATAAGGTATGTGCTGTTGTCTGACAGAGCGAAAGAACCACCTCCTTCAGCGCCCATACTCAGAACCATAGTTTGAAGGCTAAGTTGAATTTCTTGGTTATACCGTGCAATGGCTTGACCAACGTTGTAGTTTTGAGCGTTACCGCCATTACCACCAACAGTAGTAATTTCAAACATACGAACGCCATTCTGTTGTGTGTCACTAGCAGACAGAATGTAAGAGCCTTTACCAGCATGAAGCATTTCAGCTTGTGTCAGAAGGTTAGCTACATAAATAGCTTCTTCACTGTTTGGTTCAGCGTAAAACTTGTTAATGTATTCAGACGGTACTTTAATGTCTAGAACACCAGAAAGGTTTTTAGCAACACCAATAGCTTCATACTCTTGCAGGATCTTTTTAGCCTTCCATGCTGTATATGCACCGTACAACAAACTTTTACCAAGTGGGAAGTCTGAGTCTGGTTCTACACGGAAAAACAAAACCTTGTCACCGTTAATGTTCTTTTGTTCAGTACCAACGTTAACAAGTAGTCCGTCATTGTCAGGACTTGACAGTTTCAACCTTTTGAGTCGCCCACCGTCCATTTCAAACTTTTCAACTGAGGTTAGGTGAATAGGGGAAATTGTTTTAAATACGAACTTACCGCCTACACGTTCACACACAACTTCATTCAAGCTGCAACCGTAGTCAAGCATTTGCAACCAGTTAGAAATAAGTCTCTTTTTGTCGTAGTCTTCCATTGTTTCCAAAGAAAGGTTCAGAGCGTCAATTAAGGCTTTCTCTTGCTGGTTACTGTCTACGTGGTATGCAATTTGATAGTTACCTTTACTGAGTACCGCTTTAATGAAACTCATGCTACCGGAAATAATACCGTCTAGTTTCATGTCTCTGTAAGTGTAAAAGGCTTTGTTAACCGAAAGGTCAGACTTACCAAGTTGTAATACTGTGTTCTCTACGTGTAGTGGCTGGCTCTGTTGAGTCAGGTTAGCCGCCAATGTTTGTTACTCCTGTTGTTGTAGGTCTTTGGTTAGTTTGTCTAGCCACCGTTCCCACGTCATTGTGTAGCAGCCACCAAACTTGACGTACTGTTGCGTAGAACGCCACAAGTATTCCAAGTCATAAGGGTGGTTAGCCAACATGTAACGTAGGTATTCTTTCAATTCAGGGCTAGGTGTTTTGGTACATTCCTTGTTACTGAAACAGTGCAAGGGAATGTCTTTAAGAGTCTTATAAGGACTTGTCTGTTTACTCAATGTAGTGTTTCCTTTACTGGAATAAGTTTCCCTAGTTTGACAAACACTTTAATGTCAATATTCACACCTTCACTGCGGTCATAGGTGCGGCCAAACTTACGGTTCATAGCTTCAACTGGTGCAGTAGTACCAAAGAATTTAAGACGTGCTTTGTTCTCTTTTACATAGGCTTTAAGGTCAGCACTCAGAACAACAACCCATTGTGCTTTCCCTTCCCACCACACTTGCCACATGTAATAGTCACTTTCATTCTTGACAAAGCAACCCGGTTGTGTTGCACCGTTACGAGTGTTAATGGTCAGCAATTCAATTTGTACGTTCTTGTATGCCTTGGAACCGCTCAAGCTGTCTTTCACAGAACAGGACTTGACAGAGCCGTCACGAGCTGGCACCATTACGTCAATGTCTTTGTATTGAAGTGCAAGTTCAGTCACCAACGTTCCCTTGAACTGTTGTGCTGCTACGTGCTCAGCGTTAAAACCTTTACCGTCAAAATGTACATTACTCATTGTTTCTTACCCTCCAAAGGGTTAGTATTAAATAGTGTGGGGGTCATGCCCCCTATTGGTTTAAAAACGTTTGGACACGACAAAACCCCCAAGAAGGAGGTTATTTAGTTCGTGTATTACTACAGGTCTAAATAAAGTTTAGTTGAATTCGCGGTATAGGCACCACACTAACCATGTCCTATACATAGGCACCATACTGTGCCCCTCTCCACCACTTGCAGACAGTCACAAGACTGGTGCTCTTTTGTCTAGTGGCAGACTCATTTGTTCAAGAAGCCACCACTCTACATTCTTACCTTCTTTCTTTAGTTCCTCTAAGAACTTGTCACTGTACTTACGTCTCACTTGGCGGAAGTTCTCTCCCGTTACTACGTCAAGTCTCATAACACTAACTCTGTTTCTGTTGGTTAAGTAAGTAGTTTACACACTAAACCCTTCAAAGTCAACCCCTAGAGCAACTTTATTTTATACTGACATAACATATTCTTCAAACTCCGGCATTGAGTCAAAGTCTGGAACCCAATTGTCTATTTCTTCTTTGAAGTAGTCGCTAACGTCAGCACCAACATTGTTTGCAAACCAAGCCTCAAACCCAATGTCAATTACTTCATTCTTCTTAGGTGCCTTGTTCCACCATTCGCCGGGGCTAAAGTCTTCTGCACTATCAAACAATGTAAAGCCATTACCACGCACTTCATAATTGTTAGTACCGCTGTACTTGGTTGTAATGTCAAACACAGGTCCAGTGTACGGCGCTGGTGGTCCAACAAAAGGTTCATACAGTGCGCGTTGCTGTGTCTCTTTATCGAGCTTGTAATACGTGTTGTTGGCACTAGGAATACCGCTTGCACGTCCCTTGTAACCAAGCATAGGAGCAATGAACAACTTAATAAAGCCTTTCTTACTCTCTTGCTGTTGTACCCATTCCTCTACAAGCTTCAACTTACGTGCTAGGTTGGACTCATTAATACCAAGCTTTGCACACAAGAAAGAACGCTTACAAAGAATAATGTTCTTATAGCTAATGCACTCTACAAGCTGTTTCATGAACTTGTATTGAGGCGTGCTAATTAATGCTTTCTCTTTCAGTGTCCGTACACGGTAGTCACTTTCTTTCTTGAACCATGTAAGGTCTGACTTTAGCTTTAGTCCTCGTTGGTCAACAGTGGCTTTCATAACGTCACTCAACTGGTCAGGGTCTGTACACTCATGAGCGGTACGAACAGTGGCAGAGTAAAACCGTTTGTCGTCTGTGCTAGCTTGGGTGTTGACAACCTCATACACAGGAGTAATAATTTCACCAGTGACAAGGTCAACAAGGTGTTTACCAATTGCAGCCGTGTTTTCAGTTACTTCATACATTGGTTGTGGTACATGGTTAAGCATTTTCTTACCTCTCAAGGTTGAATTGTGTCCGTCACTAAATGGAAAAGTGAAGACTAAATAGGGCTACAGCCCACGGTTTATAAGGGGTGTACTAGTTTTCTTATTACTTTATAAAGAAACTCTATTTCTGTTTAGCACTCAAGGCTAACAGAATATTATCCAACAGTAAAGAAGGGCTTTGGTTTTGTGTAACAGCTAGAGAGTCAAGAAACAACAAACTCTCTTTTGAAAGGTAGAACCGACGACGAATAAGGTTTTTATCTTTTACCACTTGCTCGCTGTCTTTACTTAGTTTAACATACTCACTCATTGGAACGCCTCTATAGGTTTGGTTTTAAAAAGAAAGAATTATTTCTCCCCTTTCTCATTATAAGTATAACATGGTTTTGGTAGTTTGTATATAGCAATAAGCATTTAGTTACAAATAAAGTAACTTTCTGTTAGTGCTATAAAAACCTCTACCTCTTAATATTATAGTACCATGTATTTTTAATTCTGTAAAGCATTATTTGTTGTAAGTGCAAGAAAAACGTGTTAAAGGGCTTAAAAGTGAAGGAATTCTGACAGACGGTCTTGTATTATAGAGAATTATAGAGTCAGAATAATTGTTTTTGTCTGTTAGAAAGCAGACGAACGGTATGCACTTTGTTTGTGTATAGGCTTGCGTGCCTGTGTGGTTCTGTTATTCTGTACCTACACCAACTGAGAAGCCCAAGAGGGCTAAGGTAGAAAGAAATGGAACACGTAGCCACCATTAGCCAAATGCGTAACCTGTTAGACTCAACAGCCGGTAAAATATTCTCTGTGACATTCGTAAAGAAAGACGGCACTGTTAGAGACATGGTTTGCAGGAACGAAGTAACAAAGGGCACTAGCGGCGGTGTAGCTGGTCACGCACACAAAGAAGAACTTTACACTGTGTATGACATTCAGGCTCAAGGCTTTCGCTGTGTTAACCTCACAACTGTAAAACGTATTAAGTGTGGTGAACTCAACAAGGAGTGGTATGTATGAGCGTGCAATTGTTCATTGAAGGTGAACCAAACGTGTACTCTGTTGTCATATTTAAGAACATGAGTATTGTGCAAGAAATACAGAGAGCAGCTAGGAAATTCGGTAAGCGTTGTTTTTATATACCTTGTGCATAGCTGTCGCTCTATAAATATAGTGTTTGGTTCGTCCCTTTGCCCCTTCCCCGAGGGGCTTTTTTATGGGCGTAACTTATTCAACTGTGCGTTACCCTTCCTTACTTCCAGTGTCAAGCTAATGTAGCATTGTGCTAGCTCTGTCTCGCTGTAGTCATTCAGTGGGCATTCAGCAAGCGCCTGAACGTCATACACAGGACAAACGTTAGGGCTTACCATTGAAGTCTTTGAGCACCCTAGTAACAGGCTCAGACAGAGAGTTGTTAACCCCATTCTTGTTACGTTCATCGGCTATACCTTTGAGTGTGAGTGTGTAGGAGTCCAGTTCCTTTTTAAACTTAGCTGTCATTGTGTCTAACTCTTTGTTCCAGTCTTTACGCTGTTGCTCATAGAGTTTCATTTGTTGTATTGAGTATTCAGCAGACTCTAACTTACTTTGACTTACAGCTAGCTCCCAATTGCGGTTAGAAAGCTCATTACTTAGCGTCATATATGAGTAAAGGAACCACGTTAGGACTAAACCCAAGCTGACCCACAGCACAGCACTAAATGTTATTTTACTTGTTATAAATGCCCACATATTCCCATATCCTTTTAACGTATGTTGTTGTCTCTACAGAATGCTTTCCTGTAATGAGTGGAAGTGCTTTTGCCATTGGTTCATAATAAAGGCTGTTACCTCCTTTAGCTTGTGCCTTCAATATGTTTCCAAGTCCAGCGTTATAGCTAGCTAGTGCTAAAGAGTGTCTGTCTACTTCTGGTCTAGGCTTCTTAAACTGTCCTCTCAAGTAGTTCATATAATAAGCATGAGCTTGAATGTTGTAAGAGGAAGCATAAGCTTTAGTTCCAACTGGAAACCCTAACTCCTTACTAACCTGTGTCCAAGTGTCGGGCATGAACTGACCTAACCCCATAGCACCAACTGGTGACGTTGCTTGTGTGTCTAAGCGACTCTCAGCTACTAATTGAGCCTTTGCCCACACCCAAGGTATAGAAGGGTTGTAAACAGCGTTCCATTTGGCTATTTGTAGGTCATAAATGGTGTTACGGAGAGCGTTAGCACTAGTAGGAGTACACACACCAAGGGTAGCTAATAAGAGAGCTAGAACTACACTATAAATGCGACACATACAATTAACCCTAGAGCAATGGAACTACCAAGAAACCTAAGACCATAGTAATGACTCATAGCTTTAGGACACTCTTCTATTCTGTCAAAGGCTTTCTTAAAGTCTATACCTAATAGCTTGTCAAAGAACTTTAATAGGACGTATTGAGTGAGTAGAAAGAGAATGAATGCAACTAAACCCATTCCAAGTTTAAGCATAAAGAGAGTAAACATATTAAATATTTCCTTCGTGCATATTGCACGGTTAGTATTGAGTTAGTTAAGTTCGGTTAAATGCTCTGAACTCCTTATATAGCAAGGGTTGTAGGCAATTACCTTAGTTGTGTTAGTGTTACTTACGTTGGCCCGACGACATTTTTTTGACGTTGTCAACACTTATTTTACGTCACCGACGAACGGTTACTGCCAGAATACTGACACAATGTCCAATGAATAATATCTATCGACTAGGTTTGTCCAATAGTATTTACCTATGTGTCTAGTCATTGTATTTATCTATCAGCTCAGCAGTCCTAATAGAGTATGACTAAGACAGAGAGCTAGCACACACAGAGTAGACTGTCAAGTGTAGCTGACCAATGGTACTGTATAAGTTAACAGGTATTGACACACATACTGAACTGTGCATAGCAACCTTGTAGCTACTATAGAGTACGTGGAATATAGATAATATGTTAAATTGAAATAAAACTTCTTTCAGTTATTTACTGCTTTGTCAAGTAGTTTATTCTCATTGCATATTTCTATTCATTTGTGTCAGTCAATAGAGTGTGACTATGCTGTGTGTATAGGTTTAGTCTATCGAATGTCTGTGTCCAATGAATACATACAATTAGACAAGCTCACCAATATCCTGTAAAATAATAGTTGACGCCCCTATGAAAAGCATAGTCCCATTACCACATTTTATTAGAATACCCCGCCTAATAGCTGTACCCTATTTATGGAACATTTGGAAAAGAAACCTCTACAGGCTACTTTGTGTTTCCCCGACTACATATAGCCACACATACATTAGTTATTATTCGTCAGTAGACACTAAACTCTATGGTTTAGCGTTATGCTCTACTTGAATTTTAATTATCTCTACGTCCGTTTTCAGCTTATTAAGTGTGGCGTTAATATCACCTAGAACGTCGAGCTTTGTTTCTACCTTAGTTAGTCGTGAGTCTACGTCTTCCAGCTTCTTAAAGCGGTCTTTAATTAACCACCCAATGAAACCAAGTAGACCCACAACCACTATACCAACTAACCATATAGCGCTTGCAGGTTCCATACTATTCTCTCCTTAGTTACAGGGTAACACCGTTAACCCGAGTCCAATAACCAGTAGCACCGTTACCATGCCATACGAATATTTTACCGAAGTCAGGGGCTGCATAT